GGGAGGCATTTATTTCGACAGGAAGGTCGTTCTTTTCTGCAGACGCATTGAATGACTTAGTTTTAGAATCAGAGCATCGTTTGCAGAACAAACCGCCCCGTCATTTTCATGTGCCTGTGCAGAAGATCAAGTCAGGTGGCGATCCGCTACATCTTTTGGAGGAGGATGATGAAGGAGAGTTTACGGTGTGGAGGGAGCCACAGAAGGGGCATCAGTATCGGATCGGAGTGGATGTAAGTGAGGGCTTGGAGGTGAGTAATCGTGATACTGACTATTCGGTGGCAGTGGTATTAGATGCAGAATCGTATCAGGAGCAGGCGTTGTTGCGTTTGCGGATAGATCCTGATTTGTTGGCGTGGCAGTTGAAGACAATCGGGCGTTGGTACAATGATGCGATGATGTTAGTGGAGAGGAACAATCACGGATTAGTGACGTTAAAGTACCTGCAGGATATACATGCTTATCCGTCTATTTATACTGAGAAAGTATTAGATGAAAGATCGAATAGATCGCAGAAGAAGATAGGGTTTCACACGACTGTTAAATCGAAGCCGTTGATCCTTGATTTTCTGCGTGAACTAATTAGGGAAAGAGAGATAGAAATATTTAGTCCTGCATTAGTGGACGAACTACAAACATTTGTTATGCAACCCAACGGCAGAATGAGCGCACAGCATGGCAGTCATGATGACTGCGTCATGGCTCTAGCAATTGCAACCTTTGGCTGTCGCATGTATCCCCACGCAACGGTAGAACCGAGCCGTTATAATTTCCACAGACCTGCCTTTAATCTATTCAATCCTCCGAATGCGTAAAATAAGTATTAGTTTACTTGACGTACGCTTCACAAAAAAATAACTTAGAAATGCAGTGGGGTTAAGTGTTCGTTGAGGCGAACTTCCTCCTGCGCTGAGAACATTTTTCCCCACTCTTTTAATGTACGGATACGGAAAAGCTTCTTCAAAGACTAAGAAGAAGAAAACTAAAAAGAAGAAGTGAAATCGTGGCTGAAGAACGAGTAGTTGCTCGATCAATGCCTTTGGATGATCTTTCTTCTCTGATAACCGAGAAGTTTGAGACAGCTAGAGATTACCGCAGGTCACAGGAAGACCTTTGGAGATCTGCGTACGATGCTTACAGCGCAAAGTATCCGACATCTCTAAGCCACACAACCGAGTTAGCGGAGGACCGTGGGATCTTTATCAATCTCACGAGAAGGAAAGTGCAATCGGCATCGATTCGAATCACATCGATGCTGTTGAATGACGGAAGGATTCCGTTTGCGGTAAGACCGAGCAGGAAGCCGAGATATGTACCGCCTGATTTGCAGGGTTCTGAGGATCTGCAGGAAGAGTTGCACGTTCGTGCGCTCAACATGGAGAAGCGCATACGAGATATTCTCGACCACACGAGTTTCTCGCAGACGCTTCACGATGTGGTTCATGAGATGTGTCTATACGGCACGGGTGTCTGCAAGGCTGTTAGCCTTGTCCGCAGGAATTACCCTGTTTACGACAGTGTTAGGACTGATGACGGTGTACGACAGATTGAGTCAAGCATTGAAGAAGAGATTGTACCGACTGTTTCCTTCGTGTCTTGTTGGAACGTCTTTCCTTCTCCCGAAAGCACATCCTTTTCAGACTGTGAGTACGTTATCCAAAGGTCGTTTTTATCTTCAATTGATGTCCGAAAACTTGCGGAAAGCGGTGAAGGATTTATTCAATCGCAAGTACAGCTTGCTCTAAAGGATAACGCAGGAAAGAAGGACTTTGAGGACACCTCAGAGCATCCGCACCGAGTTGAGGATTCCCGATCATCGGATCGGCAGAAGGATTTTGAGTTAATTGAGTTTTGGGGAAAGCTTGATGCCAAGGATTTAGGGGATTACCTAGACCTTGATGAGGATGACATGCAGGGCTACTTGGATGTCGTGGTGACCTGCTTGGGTGACCGAGTGATACGGATTGCTCAGAACCCGTTTGACGGACAGATTCCCTACTACAGTTGTTCGTGGCAGAGAGGCCCCGAAAGACTGTGGGGAGACGGCATTTGGTACAGCGTACGGGACATTCAGAGTGTGATGAATTTCTCCTACGCGATGATGATCGAGGGCAAGCATTTGGCGAGTGTCCCGATGACGGTCATTGATCCTTCTGCATTTGAAGCAGGAGAAGATACCGAACGAGTACAGGCAGGGAAGCAGTTTCGTTCAAAGCCAGGAGTGGATGTGAACTCAGCCTTTCGGCCCGTGATCATCCCCGATGTAACACAGGGTCTGATTCCGTTGATTCAGATGCTACAGCAAGAGTCAGATTTGGATACAGGCATCGCTCCGATTGGATTAGGGCAGGATTCACCTTATCAGACACGGACTGCGACAGGCATGAGCCTGTTAAACACGAACGCAAATCGTCAGACATCGAGTGTCGTACGGAGTGTTTCTGACATGATCACAGGATCGATCACAGCGGTGTATCGGTGGCTCATGGTGGATGACGAAGATGAGTCGATCAAAGGCGATTTCGAGTCTGTTTGTCAAGGGTATGAGCGTTACCTCGCTGATGAGGTGCATAACACGCAGTTGCTTTCGTTCCTCCAGGTTGCAGGGCAAAGCCCACAGTTGCAGAACTTCTTCAACTTTGAGCAGTTAGCAAAGCCGTTAGCACGGGCGTTCAACATGGAGCCTGACCTTGTAGTCAAGACAGACGAACAGGTACAGCAAGAACAACAAGGCGCAATGCAGTCGCAACAACAGCAATTACAACAGCAAGCACAGACGCAGTTGGAGTTAGAACAAGGCAAAGCGCAGATACAGGCAGAGTTAGAGAAGTACAAGAAGCTTCTCGATGAGAAGCAGAAGGTATCAGACGATCAACGTGAGTCCGAGATGAAGGAGCGCATTGAGTTGATCAAGCAAGGCAACGTACTCAACCCCTCGCAGATCGGAAGCATGAGCATCCTGATCGGAGAAGAGGAGGAAGAACGAATGCAACAGATGCAGATGCAACAAGCACAGCAAGAGCAAGCGATGATGCAACAGCAAATGATGCAGGAACAAGGGCAGGTTGAAGTACCAAGCTGAAGATACGGTCATATCGCATCTTCTTGACGATTTAGGGTGGAAACGTCTGACGGTTCATGTAGATGCAAAGATAAACGAGATACAAGAGTCATTGGAGCGTGACGGATTTATCAGTGATTCGGGTGATGTCGCAAAGCTCAACTACAAATTAGGTCAGTTGAAAGCATTGAGAGACATCATCGGAATTCCTGATGAAGTCAGGAAGCTCATGTCATCCACTCCTTAGGGAAGGTGGCGAATGTTAACGGCCCTGTACACATAAACGGGTACTCCGTAGGAGGTGAATTTGGCTGAAGAAATTCAGGACGTTGCATCGGCTCCGCAAGAGTCAGAAATGTCCGCAGATCAACTTTGGGATGCTGTAGAACAAGAAGATACCGCTGACAACAGCGGATCGGATACAGCGGAACCTGAAACACAGGAAGTTGCTGAGACTGAAACAACCGAGGAAACCGAGGTCGTTGAGGAACCAGAGCATGATTGGCAAAAACGATACAAGGATCTTGAGAAGGATTACCACTCTCGAAATGAAAAGAGTGCATCTTATCGAAGAGATTCGGATTCGAAGCTTGCTGAGTTAGAACGACAGCTTCAATCGCTTCAGATTGAACGGCTTGAAAATCAGGAGAAGTTTAAAAAACTCTCTGAGCTTGAAAAAGTTCAAGCAGAAGAAAAGCCGAAGACAATCGATAATCTGCTTTCTGATACAGACAAGCAGACGATGAAGGATTTTGAAGAGGTCATGAGTGTGGTCAACAAGATTGTTGATTACAAGGTTGGGCAGATTAAGCCTGACGATGCGCCAATTACGGATCTGCAGAGCAAGTATGAGGAGACTCAAAAAGCATTGCAGGACATGCAGTATCAACGGTTGGTACAGCATTATGACACCGTGATGAAGCAGAAAGTGGGCGGTGACTACTTAGAGATCGATACCGATCCAAATTTTGTTGAGTACGTCAACGCAAACACTGTTTTAAAGGACATTCTGTCAGACAAATCTCCTGATCCTGAAAAACATGCTTGGGTAGTAAACACTTGGTTGAACACGGATGACGGAAGAGCTTTTAGAGCAAAGAAAAAAGGCGATGAGCCTGCGACAAAAGCGAGTCCAAAACAGGAACAGAAACC